CTACACCAGGACCGACGACGTCCGCCGGGCGATCGCCGGCACGTTCGGCCAGCTCTGGCGCCAGATCGACGGCGATATGGCGACCTGGGCGGAGGAGATCGCGGCCGCGACCGGCGCGGATCCGCGCGAGATCGAGGTGCAGCTGCGGGGCCTCCTGCGCACGACGCGCGAGCGCCTGGCGGCGACCGCGACCGACCTGCGCGACCAGTTTTCGGAGGTGGTCGAGGATCCCGACGACGACGACGCGGAGGAGGCGTATCCGGCCGCGGCCGAGTAGGCGAGGAGTGGGGCGATGGCGTGCCTGGTCGCGAACGCGGAGCGGGTCGCCTGGGACGTGCTGGCCCAGATCTCGACGCCGCCGCCGCCGCTCGATCTGAACCGGTGGGCCGAGGAGAACATCGTCTTCGGGAACGAGAGCCCCTGGCCGGGGCCCTACGATCCCGACCGGATGCCCTGGAACCGCGACATTCTCGCGGCCTTGCAGCCGGACGATCCCTGTCGGGTCGTGACGGTTCGCGGATCCGCGCAGTTCGGCAAGACGACGATCGCGCTGATCTTCACGGTCGGCGCGACGGAGGTCGAGGGGGGCGACTTCCTCTACGTCCATCCGCAGGAGGACAACGCGAAGCGGTGGGCCAAGACGAAGCTGCGGCGGTTGCTGCGGCAATCGTCCGCGCTGCGCCGCACCTTCGGCGAGGTCGACGATTCGGCCTTGCTCTACATCGAGCGCACCGACGGCGCCGGCGCGATCACGGTCTCGGGCGCGCGGTCGGAATCGTCGCTCTCGATGATCTCGGTCCGGCGCCAGGTGCAGGACGATCTGGCGAAGTGGGAGGAGAACAACGCCGGCGATCCGGAGGAGCAATCGGACAGCCGGTCGGCGAGCTTCAAGTTCCGCAAGATCCTGAAGGCCTCGACCGCGCTGATCGAGCCGGGCTGCCGGATCACCAGGAACTTCAAGGCGGGCACCCAGGAATGGTGGCATGTGCCGTGCCCGCATTGCGGCCACGAGCACCCGCTGACGTGGGAGAACTTCCGCGACAATCTCGACGAGGCGCACCCGGAGCGGGCCGCCTTCAGCTGCCCCGAATGCGGCGGCGTGATCGAGCAGAAGCATATCCGCCCGATCACGATGGCCGGGCGGTGGGTCGCGCACAGTCCGGGCGCGCCCGATCGCAGCTTTCACTTCTGGGGCCGGGTGCATTCCGGCGTCGACACGCTGGCCGATATCGCCCGCAAGTGGCTCGCGGTCAAAGGCGACCCGAAGGCCGAGCAGGTCTTCTACAACGATTGGCTCGGCCTGCCCTACGAGGTGGACGGCCAGGCCCCGGCCTGGGAGGCGCTGCGCGACCGCGCCGAGCAGGACGGGCATCGCCGCGGCATCGTGCCGGCGGGCTTCCCGCTGGTGACGATCGGGATCGACGTCCAGACGGGCGATAGCGATCCGCGCCTCGAATATCAGGTGGTCGCCTGGGGCCCGTGGTGGCGCCGCGCGATCGTCGACTATGGCGTGATCCGCGGCGACGTGTCGGACGAGGAGGTGCGGCGCGACGTCAAGGCGCTGGTCGCGCGCGAGTGGCAGCATGACGGCGGCGGCCGGTTCGCGGCCGACGGGGTCGCGATCGACGCCAACACCGCGACCGACGACGTCGCGGACCTGGTGCGCGGCTTTCCGAAGTCGAAGGTGATCGCCGTGCGCGGCGCGAATACCGACACGGCCCCGCCG